GATGGGATGCTGCCAAGCAACTTAATGGAATACAGACAAATATGCCACAAAAATTCGCACAATATATGTTATCCGCACGAGATCCTACACTAGAAAAATTACAAACAAGCAATTTAAGATGTAACATCTCATCAGACGGAACATCCGGTACAGGATTGATTCAAATAGATGCGAGTGGAAATCAAATCGCAGTAGATAATTCAGAATTACCTTCTATGATAACAGGATTTAAATTTTTAAATGGGGTATGTAATCCGTGTAATGCTTTGAGTCGTCCGCCAAATTATAATTGTCCATTTACAATAACAGATGCTAGTGGAAATAGTGATTTGTCCCCTATATTACAATATGATTGGGGATTAGGGCCATATTCTCTGGGAGCAACAGCTTTGCCGAATGCAACCGCCGCTTTATTATCTATAACTGGGTCAGACCCAACAGCTTCTACAGGAGCAGCAAAAGCTACAACAGCAACTAAATCAATGATGTCTAATATTAAAGGTTTATTTTAGTGTATTATTAACAGGCATAATAACATTACTATAAGACCCTAATTTCCAAACATATTGTAAGATAGCAGGAATATTATTAAGAGGATCTGTGCTATTAGACCCAGCGTCGGTATTAATAACATATGGACAATCATAAATTCCATTTAACCCGTCACATGGATTACATGGACTATTTATAAAATTAAATCCAGGAATTAGATTAGGTAAATCCGCATTATTTACGGGTTTTTTAGAAACTTTTTTACCTTTGCTGTTATAATGATACATGTGTCCATCATTACTACAGACTAATTTATCTGTAGAAGGATACCCAATAACACCTTTAATTCCCTGGTTTAATGTATTTTGATTTTGGGTTGCCATCATGTAAGTAAGTTGTTCTTGTGGTAACATTCTTTGCGTCATTTTAATATCGTCTGCCAACTTATTTAGATTAACGTTTGGTTCACTTTTTTTTACAGTGGCTATAAGCGCATTTATAAACTGCCCAGACCATGGCCAAACACCATTATTCTGAATATATGATAATGCTTCGGCTTCTGTAGCCCATTTTTGAGGATTGTTTTGCGATATTTGTTGTTGTGCTTGTTTACGAGTCAATTTGTTTTGTTTAATTATAAAATCAGTAAAGGCAGTTGTAGTAGATTTTGACCATGCGAAACCTTCTTTAACTGCAGTCATATGAGAGAATTGATAAATAATAATAAACAAGACGGCTAAAAATACCCCCATTGTTCTATTTTTCATTCCTAAGCCAATGATTGCTAATAGTAATAATACATTTCCTAAAAGGGTGTTAAATAACGCAACAAATAAGGATGGTATGGCATACATAATAGTCCATAAGAGTACGAGTATAGAAAAGATGCCAATATAAAAGTTGGAGTTATGTTTCTCTCCATTCAAGAATTTTGTAATAGAACCCGAAGCCGAATTAAATAATGTAGTAAATGATTTCATTACTATATTATTATATTAAAAATACGGGGCTCCGCCCCCTATGCTTGGCTTTACAAAGCAAAGTTGAGCCTCTTTGTGGGCCTGAACGTGACCCCTACCCTACCCCAACCCCCGTAGTGGACCCAAGTAGGTTACGCGCTTTATCACGTTTTTTTTTACAGTTTCGGAGAGACATGTTGCCTAACTTTCTTGTTGACCACCCCATTGTACGTTTCGTGCCGGGAAACCCCAGGGTCTTACTGGTGGATTTGGCAGAGGTGCGACCGAGGATGTTGACCCAAACCCTCCACCACCCCTCTTCGTTTTCTCTCCCAGTTGTTCTTCGCTATCTACAATATTAACTAGAATAGGCATAAGATTAGGGGCACACACTTGAAGTAAGCGAGTATATTCAGGGACCTCGTATTCCTCTTCCTTTTCCCGAATAGAATCAAACATGCCAATCAAATGACCGCGATATCCAGAATCAATAATTCCGACTGAATTTGCCAACCGCAGAGGAGTCTTAGATAGACTAGACCGAGGATACATATAATATCCGCAAGGAATACCAGTTTTAATCCAAGTAGTAGTAGTACTACCAATAGGACCAGCAGTTGCACCAGCAGTATTACCTCCAGTACCAGCAGTAGCACCAACAGTACTGTTACCAGTACCAACAGTACTACCTCCAGTACCAGCAGTATTACCTCCATTACCACCAGTACCACCAGTACCACCAGTACCACCAGTACCACCAGTACCACCAGCACCACCCGTGTTACCCCAAGTAGAACCAGCGCCAGCTATACCAGTATAAACAAAAGAAGAACATTTCACTAAAAAATCCAACTTATTAACGTTCCCTCTAACGAAAGAATGAGAGTAAGGAGTAAAGAGGTCAAACCCACTATTATAATAAGAGTCCTCAATCATATTATTATTATGAATAATAGCAGCCCCTTCATAGACATCCTTAAGCCCAGAGGAATCATCTACAAATATATTCAATACCATAAATTGAGGATGAATTTGAGAGAAAGACTGAATGAGTGTTTCAGTACGAAAGCTAGACATGATGATATAATACATATATCGTCATATATTTAAGTAATATTATTATAATATTTAGTAACATATACACAACAGCAACAACCCCATTGGTTTGGGTAATGGGCTCCTCCGACAACTTTTCTCTCAATTATTCCCTCCAGACAAACTAATTAAATTAATAAAAATGTTTACTATATCCAAATAATAATCCAATGACGCAGTTATGAAATCACCAAAATAATTCCGCTGTAAAATATGATTAGTATCATAAATAATAAACACTGCAAAAAGCAATAAGGACATAATAGTAAACCCTTGTATAAAAACAGGAGCCCCTACACATATCATAGTAATGATACGAGCTAGAATCAAGAAAAATAAGGCAAAACATAAGAATAAGCCAAACCCTAGACCTAAATTAATTCCTGTAAGCGTAAGAAACAATCCGACAGCTATCATAGTCACAAAAATAGACCCAGCACCCATAATACTTGCTTCAATTATATTGTAGGGAACAATATTTTTTATTGTAGATAACATAAATCCCATGGAAGTAGAAAAGAGAGAAAAGAGAATGAATTTCAGGAAACTAGGCATAGGAACTAATGCGAGTATAAAGATTATCGCAACTTGAAACGCAAAAGCTAACCAAAAGTACATATTAATCTTATCTTCTTTAGACGCCGAATAATTCATCATGACATAATAAGTAATACATAATTGAATAATTAAGTTTAAAAACACTTTGGCTAAAAAGTCCTTTTTCTCTCCAATTAATTTTATAAACTGATTAGTATCAACTGTTAATAAACCTTTCATACCTCCTCTCATTGTAGTAAACCCATCCTTAGCAAAAAGAGTATTATAAACAGATGATGTTGCGTATGTCATATTATATATAACATGTTTTTAAAAAAAAAAGCACTAGATTTAAGTTTGTATTCCAGCAGCATTAGCTAATAATTGTGGCGGGGCGCTACAACTGGCATCTCCATTCACCGCATAAGGAAATGGTTTTTGGCTAGGCTTAGGATTTGCGCATTTCCTTTGGATATAAGTAGTATATTGGTCGGAGGTAAGCGGTACTTTAACATTTTTGGTATAAAGTCCTAAATTAAGTTTTCCAACATAAATCTCGCCTTTCAAAGCCTGACTCCTACACTCGCCGACCAGATTTTTTGCCCCGCAAGATTTTATGTTGCCAATATATTTAGCCTGACTATTCACATCTACGACACAACTATTCGCACTAGCTAAGGTATGAATATATACACCCTGACTAGTATTATCTGACAAATTACTAGTTCCGTAATTAGGCTGAACCCATACATTTGGATACTGACCATTATAAGCCCATCGGTATTTCTTCTCTAACATACCCTTTGTAGATAACACCGACTGCTTAATATAATCCGCTTGGTTACCGAGAATAAATATCTTAGAATCGCATGCATTCATGACAGGTTGTGGTGAAGGATAGGTATTATTGACACCACCTGACCCCCGTGGATATATTCCTTTAAATGGAGTTCCGTTTTTAGACATACACATATTTTGCCCAACATAACCAACATTTCTTCTTCCTCCATTGAGAGAAAATCCAGAAGGACCCACATTATTTGCTACATTTTCTAAAACGAGTGTGCTTTTACCAAAAGGTCCCTGAGGTACCCAATATCCACCGGGACCTTTGCCGGAAACATTAGAACCGAATTGTATAATAGATTTTCTTTTGAAAGCAGTAATAGACATATACTATAATGAGAGATTAAACTACGGGGGCAAGCCCCCTATGCTTGGCTTTGCCAAGCAAGGTTGAGCCACTTCGTGGCTCTGACCGTACCTTAAAGCAACAAGTACCGCTTCTTAGGGTCATTAGCTAAACACCGTTCTATAAACCAATATAATTTAGTATATATAAACAAGTTATGAGGAGAGAGTTCTGTAATCAACTTACCTAAACTATAATAACCTGAAGTACATGAGGACACGATTGCTGGTAAGCGATTCACTATCAATAACTCAGGAGCAGCATATTGGTCTTTATTAAAAGGTGTAGACAATTTAATTGTAGCACGATTAATTGGGCATACCATGTTAGGTACTGCTATAAAAAAGGTGTTCATTGGCAGCAATACTAATATATCCTTAGGATGTATATAAAAAAAAGTATAATGATTTCTCTCTAAATATTTGATTTGACTTGTTAAATACCAGGCTAATTGAATAACAATTTCATATGGAAGGTTGTTATGATATTTACGTAACAAATCTTCTAGTGAACAAACATTAGAAGAAGTATAAAAAGAGAGAAAAGTCTGAGTATTATTAACAGTGGGATGAGTTAAGATATTTAATTGAATAATGGATTTTATAAAAATAGTAGAATGTTCAGAGTCAATATTCAATGTATATTTATTATTATTATGTACTGTAATATGTTCCATTAAAAAATAGTTATAATTAAATTACACAAGACAAACACAAAACAAGCAAGCAAAACTAACTACTAAGCAAATAAGAACAAGAACAAGAACAAGCATTTATTTAGAGGTCAACAGAATTAACTACCACTGCTACCTTTTTAGCAGGGCGGCCACGAGGTTTTGGGACAGCAGAATCACCACTAACTTTAATAATTACCTTTTTAGCTCTTTTAATTGGCGGCGGCACAATTCCATAATCCATCTTGGCGTGAACTTCCGTGAACTCAACATTGGTACTGGTATTGGCACTAGTATTGGCAAAAGCATCCTCCTCATCCTCATCAACAGGTGTTGTATCAACAGGCGTTGCATCAACTGGCTGTGTATCATCAACAACTAGCTTTGTAGAAAGAGCCTCTTTCTCGGCAGCCTTGAGTTGCTGATGAATCTCGTCTTCTAACATCTGTTGCTGTCGCTCTGGGGAGGGCTCACGTGAAGGAGCTCGTGAACGTCTGTTGCGTTCTTCCCTTTCAACAAGTTGTCTGCCGCTGCCTCTGTGTCGGTGATTAGCAGCTGAAGGAGCAATAGGAGCTGCTGCTGGTCTGCGTGGTACATGTCTATCAAGTATGGGTCTACTAGCAGCAGGTGGATGCGGCGTGTGATGAACCCGAGCGCGATTCGCCGAGATTTTCCAGAACCAGGGGTCCTGATAAATCACCTTGATTTCCTTGCCATCTACGACACGTCCGCGTGCCTTAGTAGCAGTAGGATTGACATACCATTGCCTGAAATGGATGAACACGCGTCCATGCGTATCTCCAGGCTTCATGACCATGTCAATATGGTCAATATCGCCGAGGTTTAGGTCGCTGATAACGTCACCGACTTGTTGGCGGGTGATTTTGTGGAACACACGTGGGATACAAAGACTTGGCTGGTCCATGGGGATAGCACATAAGTCAATGCCGCCTTCACTCACGTAGGTGAGCTCATCATCCCTGGGCTGGTAAGAACGAACGGAAGACGATGAATTCATATTGTATTAAAGAACTTTGAAAGTTATTGATTGCTCTTAAGCTACAATGATTTCTTAGTTGAAAATTCATTTCAATTTTTTTACGGGGTAAACCCCCGTGAACCCCCAACTTCGTTAAGGTACGTAAAATCACTAATTTGTGTAACTAAAATCCAATAAAAAGATGAGAATCTCGCATAGTTACTAATTATGCGAGGGTAAGTCCCCGTAAAGTATATTACATCTTAAAATACTTAAAGACAACAATAGTATATATAACGGACTGGGCCGTCCCAAATACCCATTATCCTGCTTTAGCTCAGGGGTAGAGCGATTGACTGTAGTGGTTTGCATATATCAATATGTCACTGGTTCGACTCCAGTAAGCAGGACAACACCCGTTAACGTAAGTTAACATATTTAAGCGTTTGTGATGTAATGGTAACATTGTTGATTTCCAATCAATATCTCGGGGTTCGATTCCCCGCAAACGCACATTGCCCACCCTTCTTAAAAAGGAGGGTTCCAAAGGGGGCTCAGCACAGCTGAGCTTGGGGGTTCACGGTCAGAGCCACGTAGTGGATCAACCGTTATTCGGCGTAGCCGAATTTAGGGGGGGTACCCCCGTAAAATTGAAGTCTAAATTATATAAAATTTTAAATATAACAAAAATAGTTTCTTATATTTAAAAAATGTCTTTACCACATAACGTCATCTATAATGAAGATTGTATCTTAGGTCTAACAAAACTTGAGACCGAGTCAGTAGATATAATTATATGCGACCCACCCTATAATATCGGTAAAGATTTCGGTAATAATAGCGATAAGCAGGAAATGGACAAATACTTATTATGGTGCGACCAGTGGATTACTGAATGCCTCAGAGTATTAAAACCAGCAGGCACCTTATACATTTATGGATTCAGCGAAACCCTGGCATTTATACGCACTAGAATTTCGTGTAATGTACGATGGTTAGTCTGGCATTACACTAATAAGGTCACCCCCTCTTTGAACTTTTGGCAAAGAACCCATGAAAGCATCCTCTGTTGTTATAAAAATAAGCCCACGTTCAATCGCGACGATGTAAGGGAACCTTATACCGAGACATTCTTAAAAAACGCAGCAGGCAAAGTACGTAAAGCTACCAAGGGCAGATTCAGCGACGGCGCGACCGAAACAGTCTATACCGCGCATGAAGGTGGAGCCCTTCCTAGAGATGTAATCAAGGCTCCTGCCTTAGCCGGAGGTGCCGGGAAAAAAGAACGCGTTAATCATCCAACGCAAAAACCGTTGTCTATTTGCGATACGCTGTTAAAAGCCTCTAGAAATAAAGAAGGCGACACATTATTAGTAGTACCGTTTGTCGGGTCAGGGTCTGAATGTGTATCGGCAAAAATGAATAATATACAATTTATTGGATTTGAAATTAATGCGGAATATATATCTATTGCGAACCAACGATTAGAAGAAACCGTTTAACTCAATTACTGTACGTAGTGTCATTGTTATAAGTCAAGTTATGTTTCAATCATTTTACCTCTGTAATAATTTCATTTTTTACGCTTTGCGCGTCTAGTTTTCCTTTTACTTATTTTTCTAGACCCAGACCCCCCTTTAAATATACCTAATGTTTTAGATGTTAACGCTCTAGCATTTAATGTGGATTGTTGTGTTATACCATGTGATGCTAATGGGTATGGCGTAGAAAGCCCAAACGCAGAGGTATTCTTGCTTGCTATAGCCTCAAGCAAACATTTCAACCTCGCATTTTGAAATTTTAAATTATATTCACCAACTGGACCTGCTGGAGGATAATCTAATTTATTTTTCGCAGCAATCGCACCCATTATCGTATTATAAAATACCAGATTTTGAGTCAATAAACTCTGCTTACCTTCTTCAGTCGCACATTTTGCATTTAAATCATCAATAGTTTTAGGTCTATTTACTAATACATTTGGTAGTACATTTGGTAATACATTTTGTGATGACTGTTGGTTAACATTTTGCGATTGTCTTACTAGCTGTATTTGTTCTGACTCAGGTAACAAGAGAAACTCTTCACGCGTCATTATTGAAGTGGGACTTGTTACTGGCGCTGTAGGTTGTACTGGTTCTGTAGGTTGTACTGGTGCTGCTTGCGCAACATCCTTATTATCAGCAGGAAAATATTCAGCCTCAGTGTTAGCAACAGCCTGAGCAACAGGTATAGCATCAGTAGTCCGTTTCTTTCCGAAAAGGTTTATATTGTTAAGCAATCGTGACATATAAATCTATATAATATGTCAACATTATAATTATACTACACCTTAAATCTTTGTAGGCGTAAAAGGGTCCATCAATTCTTTAATAAACGTATTTAATTTTTGAGGGTCAAGTAATCTATCATAATGCCAACACCCCTCAAACCACCACCTATTTTTTATAATATCCGCATTCGCCATCTCTTGGTGAAACATTTGGTCAATGATAGCAAACGCCGACTTCAACACCAGAATTTCCTTAATTAAATCACGCTTCATGTTGAATAATGCGTCAAGTTTTTTAGAATTATTATAATGATTCATTGAATTCAAATAGCGAATCTCATTCTTCACATTTTTAAGCTGCGTAATCGTTTTCTTCCTATAATCATCAATCTTCTTAATAATAGAGAAAATATTCGTATTATATATCACAGGATAACGCAGCCGTATTTCTCTCGGAATAATGAATTGATTCGTTTCTTTGATATCCCCAATCGTCTTTTCTACCTTGGCTAACATAGTAATCATTTCTTGTTCTAATGATTTCTTATATTCAGATATTTTCCCATTAATTGCCTTCTTTTCATCCTTACTAATATCACTATTATATTTCTCCTTTTCTATATCAAAATCCCGGAATAATAATATAGAACCAGAGGTGAATACCACAGAAGATTGAAGTTTGTCATACTGATGCGACGATATTTTATGTGCTTGAGCAGCCGCATCTAATTTGAAATAATTCACCAAAGCAAGTAAGAAGGCAATCATCGCATTAATAGATGATATAATAACAGCCCCCCAACTATAATATTGTACCACAGAAGCTAATACTGTCGCCACTGCTGAAAGCATGATTGACGGCATCATCAACATATTCAAATGATGCTCACAATAATGCTTAGATTCCATATAAATGATTTTTTGACCCTTTAAATAACTCGCCAAAATATCAAGAGCCGACGAATATTTATGATTAATATCCGTATAATATTTATCTATTTTATGTTCAACTTGCCTATAGTTAAGTTTCTTATATGTTCTAGTAGTCATCACATTATTTAATGAAATAAAATTAGTATTAATCTCATCATACTCAGTGTCATTATCATCCGAGCTATTACTAAAAGTATCACTATTGCTTTCACCCGCCATGGTATTATTGTCTTGTATTTTGTTATTTACATAACTGCCTTGATTATTTTTAAGTATATCTAATGCGTCTTTTAGTAATACATTATCATCATTAATCGTAAGTTCTATATGGTCTGTTTGAGTATTGTTTATAATATCATTGAATTCATTATACATCTTATTTTCATTAGACATAATATACATGTATATAATATAATGACAATTACACGTAAAGTTCCTTGGCGCGGTTGGAAACGCGAAAAACCAGGATATCATCAAAGAACAGTTATGTTACGTAAATGCGGTAAAAAATGTTTTCTAGGCCCGAAAAAGTCGTTTCCTATTTGTAAAAAAAATACATGTAAGATTAGTAGAAAGGGGGTTTATGCCGCGTATGTAAGAGCGCGACAATATAGTAGTAAAGGTATAAAATATAGACGTGTTGCTAGTCGTGCGCATAACATGTTAAAATTATGATGTAAATGCGGCCTTTGTCCCGCCGTCATACGCAACCGCCAGTTTTTGTTCCAACATCCATACATTTAGATGTAAATCATCTAAATATACATCAGCTAAGATGCGTCCATATTTCTCAGTGCCCATGTATTTGAGAGTAACCCTTTTATGTAAAATCAATTTAGACAAGGCCTCTTGGGACGCACGCGCAGCTACTCGTTCATTCTCATTTTTGCTTTTCATTTCAGGAGAGTCTATGCCTAACAATCTGACTGGAAACCGATACAATGGAGATTCATCATAAGGGAGTTTTGCAGCAATAGTAATTGTATCGCCGTCATATACTTTAATAACGTATCCCCCAGTAATAGGCGGAACAAAGGGCTTGGTGTCATTCCATACAGGAGGCAGACCTTCTGTTGTAATGTTGGCATTATCCAGTTTAAAATAGTGGAAGTACTCCTGATTACTATTTAGACGAGGTTTATTTACAGGATTGGTAGGGAGGACTGGTAAAGTTGGTGCCGAATCCTCCAAACTAGGCGATTCCGGTGTAGCTGGGTCAAACCGTACGCACGGTAAGTATTTAATGATAGTGCTGAAACAGTTTGCTCTCATGTTTTTATTATAACGTATTTATAATAAGAAAAATTTGGCTTCAATTTTCTATTTTCTGCGATGTTTCCTTGACTTGCGCTTCTTATGTAACATTCGTTTATGTGTTTTACGTCTTTTTCTTCCTCCGTAGGAAGTACGCCTTAACGCGTCGCTTGATGCCTCAAGCAACGCTTCCCAGTTACTAGATGTTACTCCACCACCAAGTTTTATTAATTCACCTTTTAAATAATCGGCAATTTTTTTAGCATATACATCTGAATCAGGGTCTTCCCCTGGGTTAGGAACCTTAATTTTAGTGGCGGCTTGTATCATAACTTTTAACTTGTCCATGTTTAAAGAACGTGCGTCAATTTCTTCATCCCTTTGCAAAAGGTCATAAACTTTTGTATAAAAAGGATCGCCTACTACAATTCTTCTAGAATAATCAGGATTCATATACTATACGCAGAGAGATTAAATAATAAGTATTAAAATAATTACAAACCCCATAATAGTGACGCTAAGATATTTGGCAACAAGTTCGCCAACACTATCATCATTAGTTGCTTCAAATGTTTCAAGCCCTTTCTCCTCCTCGCCTTCCTTAATAGTTTGTAATTTAATAACATATTTATTAGAATGTTGATTCCACGATTTTGTAGTACTATCAATCATCGCATCCATATCTACAAACAATCCCCAATTATTACCAAATTGATACACTGGTTGAGTCATATTTACCATGAGATTTACTTAGTATATGACAAGTATATTATAATCAATTTTTACAGTAATTTATCGTACACGTCTATTTTTTTTACTACGTCTGTTTTTCCTACTACGTTTATTCTTCTTACTACGTTTATTCTTTTTACGACGCCGTTTCCCTCCTCCTCTACGTATTTGTTCAAGCGCCGCCATCCAAGCTGAACGGGTTCTAGCACCGTCAATTGGAATGTGATTATATATATGTGTTAAAACTTCAGGACTAAACACTTCATTAGTTATTGGATTTTTAAACCCATTATCGGGGTCACCCGCAGATGCAAGCCACTCGTCCAATGATGCTTGGTCAAACTCCATTGATGAAAGGGGGCTTATGTCATATTGTCTAACTAGTTCCTCAATTGTAGTAATGTTATAACAATAAGTCCCGATTTTAAATAATAAAATGTCTTCATTTAAAGGTTCCAAAGTTATAGGGTCAACAAGCTTACCATCAGCATCTTTACCATTACTAGTACAATCACCTGCTCTATTGTTAACATGCCAATCAAATGCCATATATATACACAAACACATTTATTACAAATCATACACACATTGGAAGGATAAACAAAACGAAAAATCCATATAATTCAAATCCACTACGCGCCCGTATTCATCCAAGAGTTGAATCTGTAATTTTTGTATATCTACTGGACCAAAATAATCACGCGGATTAGTAATCAATGATAAATTATTCTGCGACACAGTATTAAAAGAGGTAGCAACCACTGATTGAAACGAAATTCGCGCCAATATATTTTTATTTAAAATAGAAGTAGTAAAGGCTCCATAAAAATTATTATTCACATTATTATTATAATCATCCACCACTAAATACATATAACGAGCACCAGATAAATCCAAAAACCCCTCAGACATGTATACATCATTATTTATATATACTCCTTGCCTAAACCCGACGAGCCAACCGAACTTCAAAGGGAGTGTAACATTATTATCCGGGTTACCAAATAAGTCCACTTGAAAATCCAGATTAAAAGTAAACGTCCCAGGGCGTTTTGTCGCAACACACATGCGACCACTTTGATTAATACTAGATGCTAAATTGGCATTATTAAGTACAAATAATAAAGAGTGAAATGGCGAGGATTCTTCTATTTTATCTACATACTCATTCAAATAATCAATGAGAGAAGTGGCATTATATTCTCCATCAGGTATGACAAACATCATGCTAGTCTTAGCTTTTAAATTATGAATACTTAAATTATTCATATTTTCAAAAACCGACGCCTTTTTAATTTCACAGTCATCTAAAATTTCACAAGGGGTAATACAATCAGCATCCGCTACATCCGCCAAATTAGCCGTTTCATTGATAGTAATCTTGAAATAATTATTCCCTAATGCTCTAGAAATGTTATACACCGTCGTAGGGAATTCAAACGCAGACAACTGCATTCGCATGATATTAGATAATTTTAATGGCAAATCAAAATGAAAATTAGTAGAAGATGACATTTGATAATTGTTTCTAAATCGTGTATCCACATTAAGTACTTGATTAATGATACGTTTTTTCAAAGGGTTTATTACACCAGGGAAAAATTCACTTGGCTGAGAAGAACCAAAGGAAGTTGCGGGTTTTTCAATAATATAATGGTCGGTTTCTGTAACAATTTTGGAACTAGAGAGATTATAATCAGAATGAAAGGCTTTACTTAAGTTGAATGAAGTTGAGCCATTAGCCCTACCGACAATATTAGTATTAGGATAAACTACTATGTCGTCACTAGACTCTGAACCTGGCCCAGACCCTAGTGCTAGTCCTAAATCTGCTAATAATTTATTCTTTGCAATAGATAAAAAATCCTTCGTTTTTGCCTTGACCATTAAGGATATTGTGTTGTTTGCTGAAATGTTGTCATGTAATGACTTTTCTCTCAAATCAAGAAGTTCCTTATTGTATTTATTAGGAATAACATTAAACAATTCTTCTAATTCTCCTTTTTTATAATTTGAAATATTCAAATCAAAGCTCATCACTATTATATAGTAATTTTAAAAAAAACGGGGACACACCCCAGCAAACCCCAACTTCGTTTGTATTCTCCAATGAGGGGCATCCCTGTAAAACGTAGTTGGGGGCTCACGGTGGGCATCCCTGTAAAACGTAGTTGGGGGCTCACGGGGGGCACCCCCGTAAAATTGAAAAAGAAATTGGATTAATCAATTAGATTATAATAATCTAATGGAATTATCAGAAGAACAAACCTTAGCATTTAATAAATATATTGATGGGAAAAATATATTTATCACAGGTCCAGGTGGATCAGGCAAGTCCGAATTAATCCGAAAAATACATGCCCATGCCCAATCAGAAAATAAAAAAATCCAGGTATGCGCTTTAACAGGTTGTGCTGCAGTACTCCTAAAGTGTAAAGCAAAAACGATTCATTCCTGGAGTGGAATTGGCATTGCCCATGCCCCCAATGACGAAATTGTAGATAAAATCAGCAAGAATTTCTTCCGTAAAAAGGTATGGAAACATATAGATGTCCTCATAATAGACGAGGTCAGTATGATGTCTTTAAAAATATTCAACCTATTAAATCAAATCGCTCAAACCATCAGGAAAAACCGTAAACCATTCGGTAACATTCAGGTAATATTCTGCGGCGATTTCTATCAACTCCCACCAGTACCTAATAACAACCAGCTATTGGAAGACAAAGAAAGTGCCCAATTCTGTTTTGAAAGCGAGAACTGGTTATCCACGTTTGACAAAGAGTGTCAAATCCCGCTAAAGAAAATCTTCCGGCAACAAGATCCTGTATATATTGATATTCTAAACCAAATCCGTGAAGGCCGTCTCCGTAGTTCCAGCTATAAAACGCTCCTACAGTATGTAGGCAGGGAGATACCCCAAGACGCAATAATAAAACCGACGAAACTGTTCCCTACTAGGAACAAGGTGGATACGATTAATTATGGTGAGATGGAAAAACTGACAGATGATATAAAGATATACGAAATCAAGACGGAGCTGAATTTACCCATGACTACGAAAGAACAACAACAACGGGCACAATTTAGTAGGGATGACGTTCAGAGGGAATTACAATATTTAAATAGCACAGTACTATGCGAGAAAACAGTGAGACTGAAAAAGGGCGCACAGGTGATGTGTATTATAAACATGGAATTATCTAGTGGGGAAATGTTATGTAACGGAAGTCAGGGAATTATCCTGGATATTACGCCGAACAATTTGCCCTTGGTGAAATTCACTAATGGAGTGGAGATGGTGATGGAGCCGCATATTTGGACCAGCGAGACAATTCCTGGGATAGGCTTATCACAGATTCCTTTAATCTTGGCATGGGCCTTAACTATACATAAGTCGCAAGGCGCGACGATGGATATTGCGGAAATAGATATTGGGAGTGGCATCTTTGAATGCGGACAAACATATGTCGCCTTATCTAGAATCAAAAGTTTGGAAGGGTTGTATTTAACATCGTTTGATGTGAGTAAAATTAAAATAAATAAAAAGGTGAAAAAATTTTATGATAGTGGTGCGTAAAAATATTATTATACAGCGTAATATTATAATGGCACATTTCAGTTTAGGGAGAAAAGTTAATGACAAAAAAATGGTTAACCACAAAAAACGCCCACGCTCTAAGTGGGCTTTAAATTTTGTAATGGATACAAGAACTATGCCTCTTTTTGGTCATGAAGATTTACCAAATATTAGACAAGGCACCGCTTCTACATCTAACGCATTGTCTGAAATGTTAACAATAAATACTGTTACGAATCTATATAATAATAAAGAAAAATATAGTTTTTCAGTTACTACATATGTAAAAGACAATATAGCAAGAGGTGATTTTTATATAACTCCAATAAGTAATACTCAGAAAAGATATACTGGAGGACTTACTCATGTTTTTGCGTCAGCTTTATATAATGCTGCAGTAAATAACAAACCGCCTGAAACAACAATTACAGATAATTGTTTTATGCGTGATTTGTCATCTACCACAGAAATACGTTGTATTTTTACGCTTTCAGGCAATACATTTACTTTGGTAGGAGGTTAAATTATGACACGACTAATATATAACTTTAGACAGAACTACTGCTTAATTTTTTTATTGTTACTGCGAATCAACAATAAAAAAGATTAAAAAATACAATACATTTATTTAAGAATTTTACATAACAAAACAAACAAGGCAATAACTACAATACTAACTAAACTTTACACGCAGCCATTTCATTATATTCATGCTGTAGCTTGAATAGCTGATTACGTACATTGAACAACTCGGCTTCCAGCTTGGTCACGTAACTTTCGTGAACCAAAGACCAATCCGCATCACCCTCAATTGGCGGATGTTTTTCGGCCGTGCTCTCAAGCAGAATCCAGCGCCACGGGTCGTCGTAAACTAAAAGCGCAGGCTTATCGTTTTCTGGATGCAGGATTCGCTCTTGTAAATTCCGCGCTGCCGTAGTATCGTACCAATAATTGAAATGAACATACGCCGCATTATATCTCTTACCTTTCTCGTCGTACTTCAGAACGAAGTCCACGTTACCTACCTGACCGATAGATAGTTTATCAAATACTTGCATAACAAACGCCTCATCCAAATTAGGGAACACCCTGGGAATGAATACGCTGATATTGTTGGACATGGCTGCTGATGACATATTGCTGTTGTACTAGAATGCGCCTAATATTTATAAAAAAAGGTATTTCAATTTTTTTATAAACACGTTTAAACACCACAACACGATTACCCACCACACCCACATGATGTTGTAAATTTTGTTCTATCTACCATTCCACCGGAAAACGCAATACGTGACCTAAGCATAGGAACAGCATTAGACTTTACAATAGGTATCTGTCGTTGTTTTCGTACTCTTAATTGTTGTTGCGGTTTTGCTGGACGATTATAACTCAAGCGCATTAATGAATTTGGAGGCATTATATAATATAGTTATACTATAAATTCTAAGACAGGTTCAAGCGGACAGTCGCAGCCATTAACAATTCCCGTTTTAACTACTTTTCCGCCGTATACAGGGAAGGCGCGATTGAATGGAATAGGTAACCCATAACCAGGCGGGATGATTCCTCGTCTTAAAACGGATTTACCCTTAATTCGTGCTAAATATCTATCGTATGAATTATGTTTCATGTCAACACCTATGCCACCAGGAGTTAACGATCCAGGACGTTCTCTTGTAATAGAACTTTTAGTACTGCTGCCATGAGAAGATACTGTGGCGATGGCTACATGTGGATTACGCCTATCGCTCATTTGTTTCCAGTTAACACCATCGCTTATTTGGGGAGACTGATACACAGATAAAGCCCCTAAATTCATAGTATAAATAGATTGGGGAACACGTACTGTATTTTGAATAACTTTTTGACGATGATACTGCACCTGAGGAGCATCGGAATTTATACATGCCATGCTTCTACACCTATAATAAGAGTTTTGCCAAATATCTGATTTTCCTATAATTCCAACATCTCTTGGTGTAAGTGTGATTAATGCATTATAGGCTGCCATATATATACAAAACAAAACAAAACGGGGGCAAGCCCCCTTATGCTTGGCAAAGCCAAGCAAGGTTGAGCCACTTCGTGGCTCTGACCGTGAACCCCCAACTTCATTAGGGCGCTATTGTATCCTAATGATTGTGTTTACCATAGTACCCTAACGAAGTTGGGGGTTCACGGGGGGCACCCCCGTAAAATTGAAATTATATTAAATATTAAACATTTAAATATAATAATAAATATATAAATGTTTATAACACCAGTAGTTAAACCAAAACATATTTGTAATTATTGTGAAAAATCATATTCTAAAAAAGTACCATACGACAAACATTTTATTATATGCGAGATTTTACATAAGAGCAAAAAGCAACAAGCAGAAGCATCTGCTCCGATAGATACCGATATACCATCTATTGCTAAAATGTATGTTATAATACAAGAATTGGCATATAAAAACTTCAAGTTAGAACAGGAAATGGCAGAGATAAAGAAGTGGGTAAATAAAACTAAACAAAAAATCAATATAATTGATTGGTTAAACACGAACAGCACATCAGCGCAAACGTATCAATCATGGTTATCAAATATAAGCATCAATGAACAACACGTAACTTATTTGATGGATAATAATTTTACTCAACTGATAACGAATATCCTTCATGAGAACTTGGATATTAGTTCTCATGATATAAGCAAATTACCTATCCGATGTTTTTCGCAAAAACAGCATGTATTCTATGTATATACAAATGATATTGATACAGAAACTATCGGTTGGCTCAAACTTACTAGAGAATCATTTATAAATATATTAAATAAAATACATAAAAAAATATTGGTTGGTATATGCGACTGGCATGAAAAATATAAGTCGGATATACAAGCGAACGATAAAATAAGTGAGGTGTATAGTCGGTTACTAATTAAATTAACGGGAATAGATTATACGCAAGATGCTACTTTAAGTAAGATAAAGTCAAGTTTATATAATTATTTGAAGAATGATTTGAAATCAATGATAGAATATGAGTTTGAATTTTAAGGGAACCAAGGTTCCCTTAGGAACCCTCCTTCACTTCACTCACATACGTGTGGTGAGTGAAGAAGTTGGGGTTGGCTACTTGCTATGCGGAAAAGGGGGTTTGCCTCCGTAAAAATAAACATTGTATTATTATATAATGTATATTCTTTCAGGTGCGAGCTTCCATATCATTGCCATTTCTTTTTTAGTCTATATATTCGTTAACCTTTTTGAGAATATGATTCACTATAACATTGGTAAATTTAGTAATAAAGAAATAACCAACATTGAACTACCAAATAAAAAAGATTTTATAAAAATAGTGGTAGTAATGTTCGTATTCGCTTTGCTACAAGGATTATTAACAAGTTATTTTAATAAATATGTTAAAATGTAAAAAGATGTAAATGAACCTCCAACGCCAAATAAGGTAAAGAAATTGACTCAATTATGTTGAGTTTGGGTAAGATTGGCGGTAAGATTGCTCGCTATGCGGAAAGGCTAGGTACTCCCGTGAATAATTGTATGTAATTGAATTTTTTTATTGAGGACACATCAACTGACCCTATAATATATTGCCGTATGTCTTCATTTGCTTCAACGGTCATCCATAATTGGGATGACATACTGAAACGGATACTCATGTCAGAGCCGTTCACCTTATTTGTATGCCAGCCAACTTGCTCACCCTTGTTTTTCCCACGCATTCCGGTAGTAGGCACCCATTCATATGCTGCCGGCGTAACTGCTACATGGTCACTAGGAATCATATACCAATCATAATGAAACATGTTCTCACCCTCGCTACGGACAATAACAGAATACCACTGAAAATTTTTATTCTCGTCTATTGCACTAATAATATCGCTAACTGTACCTACATTACCGGCGGAGCAGGCGGTAGTTAATCGGTAAGAACTTACACTAAATGACTCTGAACCAACGTTATATTTGGCCGATTTATTAGAAATCCCGCCAAGCGCACAACTAATATCGCTACCTGGAGCATGCGACCCGCTGCTTTGACTGGTGACTGGAATTCCACTGGCTTCAAATATTTGCGCGTTAATATCTTCCCAAGTACTTTCCTTGACAGGCCCGCTATTGACCATATGATACCCCTGGACACATGCCCTAAAATTGGCAACTAACTGCTCTTTTAGGACTGGTGTAATAGTGTGTGTTGACATGATTGTTAATCTTTTATAAATGGTAATATAGTCATTTATAAAAAAAATAGTTTCAATTTTTTTAAGGGAACCAAGGTTCCCTTAGGAACCCTCCTTAACGTAGGGTTGTTAATAGCTAACCCGCTAAATTGTCCGTTAAAAATAGCGCCTTCGGCAAAAAGTTAAGCGGTAGAATCCCGCGGTAATTGCGCGGGGTTGACATCAAACCAGTATTTTTATTACGATAGATGCTCACAAATAATTTCGCTAACATTACAATAGTAACAGCATAATTAGTAAACCCCAGCGCAATTACCGCGGGATTCTACCGCTTAACTTTTTGCCGAAGGCGCTATTTTTAACGGACAATTTAGCGGGTTAGCTATTAACATTTATACGTAACTACCTTAACGAAGTTGGGGGTTGGTGCAGCCAAGGGGGCTTGCCCCCGTACTTAAACGACAGGGAATGACGCCTCCATAGCAATACCACAGATACCCTTATCATTTGTGCTATCTGACCTAGCAATCTTGACGTATCCGTTCTCTCCCCAGCTGGTTCCCCAGGAATTCTTTACAAGCCAATACTTGACTCCGCCCTCCACGCCATATCCCGCAATCATAACTCCGTGGTCCAAGTTGGTTCCGCAGTCAGAACTGGTAATTACCCCGCTAGAATAAGACTGGAATACTCTAGTATCAGCCTCAATCGCAATAGACACAGGGCCTAACGCAACAGCCTCCAACAAAGCGATCTGATTATTCGCAGGGACATCTGAGCACCCGCTCATTGTAACAACCTTGGTGCATGCCTGGCAACTTCCACCCGTGGCCGTATAAGGATAGGACGCCTCCGTACACATGCCATTATCAATGGCATACTGAAACGCATTATCCATCATCCCTCCACTACACCCGAGATTACCATACTTATGCGAGCAATCAACTAGCTGTTGTTCAGAAAGGCTGACTAGAGCACCTTTCTTAATGGCCCATGCCCCCTCCATTGCCCCAGTAGAGGAAAACGACCAGCAACTACCGCATTGCCCCTGGTCCTTGACAGGAGTCACTGCATTCTTAGTGCGCCAGTCCAAGGAACTAGGGCACGTTTTTCCAGTAGGCTTATAACTGTTACATGAACTAGCAGAAACACCATTTACCATGGTATCAACAACAGATGATCGCTTGTAACCACCCGTAAACTGTTCCTTAAACTCGTCACTTGTCATATCCGTGAATTGATTTACTGCCATAGTAAAATTCTGGGTATTATCCAAATTATGAATCATAATAGCACGCAAATTTGCGCGGAAGATTTGGAAACGGTCCTGGAATGCTTCCCATGTTTCGTACTTCTTTTCAAATCTCTCAATAAACTGTTCAAATTCGGACCACTCCACGTGATTATCCAAATTAAAATTAGTAGATGACCCACGGAGATTGCTCTCAATTGTGGCAACAACGGAAGATACCGAGCCTAAGGCTAAACAAGCAACAAGAATCCAACACATCATTATTATATATATAATACATATAATAATCTTTATACTAATTATATTATATAATTATATTACATACACATCATATACATTTTCTTGAACGCATCTACCGTCATAATAGGGACGTTTAAATTTTTCGCATCACCCACTTTTCCAGTCATAGCAACATTCGTATCTTTTACTAATAATACAAAAGTGGTCTTGCTTATGGACGACCCTATAATAGCGCCTAATGCGGTCAATTCTTTTTCCAATACAGAATCTCTAAATCCAGTCATTACAATACGTTTTTGATAAAGAGGACTAGTTGCCACTGCAACAGTCGCATCATGCTCCTGCTTCTTATTGTTAACAACCTGCTTCCCAATATCCTTCATAAATTGAATAAATACAGGGATGTTAGATACAAATAATTCCGCAGATTTTTGGGCCATTCCCTTAACCTGAGAGACTAGTTGTATTTTTTCATCATTGCTTCTATTACTTGTTAGAATATCCGGATACATTGCTAAAATAGGTTCTATTTTTCTTTCGCCGATTCCTCTTCCAAAAATATTAGAAGCAGACATTAATGTTAATAGCGAGGCTTTCCCGACTTGTTCAGATATAGATTGATGAAATTTATCAGCCAATGTATTAAATCCTTTTATAGATTGAAAATCGGCTAAACTCATATGAATGATTTTGGGAATAGTATTATATCCACTATCCATTATTTTCATAATATTCCCGGCACCCAGACCATCTACCCCGATGTCTTGAAAAAACGCCGTTAATACTTTTTTCCGGACAGTCATGTCCACATTCATATCTTCCAGCATAATATCTACATGAGTATCATTCCATACATAAGGGATGTCAGGAAAACACGTAATTGCTGCGGGCTGTATGACACTTTTAATATGTGGAATCACGTCCCCGCTACGAATGATTTGAATAAGAGCCCCCACTCCTAATTTATGTTGCTCTATAAAAGCCGCATTGAAACCGGTCGCATATTCAATAGTAACACCGCCTAATTTGATTGGTTCTATTTGAACACGCGGCTTTAAATACCCATCCTTACTAGGAGACCAAATAACGTCCACCACTTTAGCTTCTGCTACTTGGTCCGAAAGAACCATTTTAAACGCAAAGGCGTGCTTAGGATTTCCAGATGTTCTCTTATATACCTTATCATTTGTTACAATAACTCCATCAATGTCATATGAATAATTTTTTCGCCAATTTATGAGAAGAGTAGAGAGATAATTATTTGAAACTAGTGTATCAGTTACGGTTTGGACAACATACGGTGTTTTATTAGAATAAAGAAACGATAATTGGTCAGAGGGCTTTAATACCGGTGTAATGACCTCATAAGTTACAAAATGAATATCCTGAATAATGCTAATGGTGCCCTTATCTAGAGTCTGCCGATTTACAATACCTGCGACCAGATTACGAGCATTAGCAAAGGCGGCCTTATATTTAGATTCAAAGACGGCTTTGGGCAGAATGAATTCTCCGCGAACCGCAAGTCCCTTATTTTTAGGTAACTTTAGATAAGGGATTAAATGACTGATGTCTTGGCCTACTTTACCATCCCCACGAGTATATAATTTAGGTTGAACAGCATCTTCAGTCGTGTATAGTCCACTTACTCCATCTAGTTTACATGAAATAATATAAGGTCCGGAATAAGTTGAAATCCAATTAGAAAGTGCATCAGAATCTGGCTTGATTTTATCCATAGATGCCATTTCATAAGGTAAAACGGCTTTATTTTTAGAAATAATAGTGCTTGAGCCGACCATTGATAATACTGGATTTTTTGGATACGTTCTCTCCATATATTCTTTGATAATATCGTATTCATTATCTGTTAATAATGGGGTTTGCTCAGAAAACTCACCTACATTATGAAACTGATTGTTCGCTTCTTTGATTATTTCGCTCAACATCGCTTCAGATAAGGTCTGTAAAATTTTTAATCCGCCCTTTTTAAATGCTATAATGTTATGGGCAAATGCTTGGGTAGTGGGTTCCTCCGGCTTATTCATTTGTCTTATATTAATTATGTATAAACCTTTATTATCTTCTACCTATAAATTTAAATAAGGTATTTTTCTCTCTGGAAGAATGCCTATTAATCATATTAGCATCGTATAAAAAGAGTCTTTTAGATTTAATGCGTCTTATTCGGGCAATTTCATTTAATAGCTTAGTCCTGTATTCTTCTTTAATGTTAGCAAGAGAAACCACTCTTGCCGGGTTGTTATTATTTACAGTTGGGTTATTATTTACAGTAGTTTTATTTATATCTATCGTTTTATTTATGGTACCATTAGAATACATGGATTGTATAGCTACTTGTTTAGTTGGTCTAGGCTCCAGCGTTAATTGTAATGTTCCTTGTGCGTCTATTTTAACATTCTGTTGATTTAAATACTGTAATTTCCCATCTTTCACATACATATTCATCGCAAGTAAAATATCATCGTATGTCATCCCTTTTTTTTGAGGAGGTTTATTAAAATTATCTAGCATATATTTTTTATTGACACTAGCGTCTATTGATTCGTTCAGATTGTCCGCTATATGTAATGAAATATTGGCCATATAATAAAATATAATATATTTTTATTATAACAATGTATACACTTAAAAATAGGGGGATAACTAAAACCGAATTTATTGTAAATGGGCATAAAAAAAATAATAAACTAGAATGGAATGTGGATTATGATGGAAAAAAAGCAGATGTATGCTTAGGCACTATGAATAATGGGCACAAACAGAAGTATAAAGCAAGGTTAGATAATAAGGCTTTAGCTAAGTTATTAAATACAAATGATTTAGCTAATATATTAAACATGCCGGCACAAGAAACCCCTCTAGAAGAACGTCTAAGGAATGATTTTTTGATGAATAGGTCTATACAACAACCGTTACAACAACCGTTGTTATTACAACCGCCGACTCAAACTACCATACTATATATTCCTAACAAACGAACTAGACAACGACGACGTCATACGCCGCGTCATCAACCACGTCATAGTACGAATAACCATACTGTACATAAATTACTTAGACGTAGATTACGAAAACACCAATTATTAAAATATACTAAAAGAAAATATATAAAATAAACAAATAATTATAATACAGTTATTTTAATTATTTATTATTAAACATATATAATACTATGTCATTTAGACAACAAGGAGGAATTAATCGTGCTCCTAAAAATAATATAGTCCATAATAATTATGCTACAAGTAATAATCAATCTATAACTAATTTATTAGGAGCAGAAAATTCAAAAACTGTAAGTAAAAGTCATATGGACTTAAGTGGGAATTCATTGTTAAACACGCAATGTGTATATTTTATGGACGGGACCGTACAATGTTCTGCTCCATTACCTCCTATACCTGGCCCACCAGGTCCTGTAGGTCCTGGAGGTGGAGCAACTGGACCAGCAGGACCAACAGGACCTATTGGAGCAACTGGACCAACAGGACCCATTGGTCCAACTGGTAACACAGGCAACACTGGAGCAACTGGCCCAACTGGCAACACTGGAGCTACGGGCGCAACTGGGGCAACTGGCCCAACTGGGGCAACTGGGGCAACTGGGGCAACTGGGGCAACTGGGGCAACTGGGGCAACCGGAGCAACTGGAGCAACCGGGTCAACTGGAGCAACTGGAGCAACTGGAGCAACTGGGTCAACAGGAGCTACAGGTAGCACTGGCGCAACTGGGTCAACTGGAGCAACCGGGTCAACTGGAGCAACTGGGTCAACAG